TCGGGTCGATAGCGGTGACGGTGGTGGTGGCTGCGATACCGGTGCCAGAGAGGTAAGCCCCGATGAACCAACCATCGCTATTCGGAACCTGCAACACTGTGGAACCGTTAGCGGCGATGCAATTGGGCTTGACCTGCGTCTGCGAAGCCGCAACACTGATAATTGCGTTAAGAACTTGTTTGCCGGCGGAGTTGGCACCACCTTGACCAGCGGCGGCGATGCCGAAAGTCGTACCGGCGGCGACGGAGGCAGAACAGTTCACTGGTGTATTACCGCTGATCGTGAACCAGCCATACTGTCCGACAGTCATCGGGGCAATGGCAACTGCCAAGTTACGCCCGAGGTTCGCCGTGTTAGCGACTTCGGTAGCATCCAGACGGAAACCGCCAATGGTAGCATCCCACGTGGACAGGAGGGACACCAGACCAAACGCACGAATACTGGCCGAGGCACGGGCGTAGATCAGTTCAACACCGCCCCACACAGGATCGCAGGCAGTGATAATAGTCCCGAGAATTTCGCGTTGCGTAGTGTCGGGGGTTTGAGAGAAGGTGAGGCCGTAATTTCCAATACCTGCACCATAAGCTGCTTGACCGGGCATGATAAATCTCCTTTAAACTGTAAATGAAATGTGCGCAGATTACGGCGGAGTAATCCCCCGCCGAAACCGTTATGCCTTCAGCAGACCCTGCAGACTGCGGTTGGAGCAGGTCAGATTGCCCATCCAGAGAATAGGCACAACCGCTGCATCTTGGTTGTAGGGCTTCATCTCATCCATGACCGTGAGGTCGGCTTCGCTGTGCGTGACCAGCTCGATGTAATCACTGTTGAGTGCATACATGCGGTTCAACGGGATGCCAGAACCACCATCGAAGATCACATCAGCCTTCTTGTACTTCAGAGAGACGAAGCCGCCGGAAGCAGTGTCACCATCGGTATAGCGCTTGATGGAGGTTTGCGACTGCTCGAAGAAGGTGAAGTAGTTATTGTCTGCAACCCACAGATCCGGCTGATCGTCACCGCGGACAAGGGCCAGCCACAACGGGAGCATCAAGGATTCGATGGTCGTCGCACTCGGAGTGATAGCACCGCCGCCTTGCAACGGAGCTGCCGCGGATTGTACGATCGAACGCCAGAAAGCCCAGGCGCTAGAATCAATACCACCAACTGTGCCGGCGCCGGTGTCCGAGACCAAAGCCTGGATACCGTTGATCTGGTTCGGCAGGGTACCATCGGAGTACAGGTCGGCAGAGAAGTTGTTCTTGAACGTGCGGGTGGCGTTCTTCATGCGGGACTTGACGAGGTTGATGATCCGCGAACCGCCACTGTTCGTGCGAAGTTCAAGACCACTGGCCACGACGTTGATCGCGATTTGGCGCCACTGGTATTCCGCCGCGCTGATGACGTCGGAAGCACCAACGTTTAGCACATCGTAGCCGGAGTAGCGCTGGTACGTGGAGTTATTCGCGTAGTCCAGCGGGCAGACGATGGTCAGACCGCCGTCTTCCTTGCGGGTCATACCCTTTTTACCCAAGCGGGCATAGAGGGCGTTGTTCTTTGAGACGTTGTCCTTGATATCCTTCGCATGCTTGCGGAAGGTCGTGGTGACAAGTTCGGTAAAAACTGTATTCGGTGAGGGCATCACAGACTCCTAAAGTTAGTTTGATCTGGCCATTATGTTGGCCAACGTTTCGTTTAAGGTGTCGTCTATGGTTCCGACCGGAGTCGCTGCACCCCTCGTCTTCGCTTTCGATCTGACATTTACTTCCGTCGCTTCCCTAGCTGCCTTGACGCGTTCCTGCTCCGTTTTCCGTAAGGCCTCGGCTTGCTCCGTTTGTTGACGGGTAATTTCCTTGGCACGGGTCACAGGGTTACGCCAGATAGCGGCCTCGTAAGCACTTTCAACACTCTTTTCAGCCCCGGTACGCAGAAGGTGGGCAATGTCGTTTGCCAACTCATCGAAGTACATATTCTTAGGGTCACTCGCGAAGGCTTGAACGTGTTGGGTGATTTCCGCCTTTTGGCGCTCGACCTGCACGCTTTCCGTCTTCGATAGGGTGGATTTTATAGCTTGAAGCTCTTTTTGCAAGGCCTCGACTTGTGGGTCAACCCAGACAGGGGTGTCAACGGCCGGCTGTTGTCCGAGAGGGATACCGTAGTCCTTAGCGATGCGCTGGACAAGGCCCAGTTTTTCCTCCGGAGTGCCAAAGGCCAGTGTGTAGTGCGCCTGCATCATGTCGGCGACTTGTGCATCCGGGCGAATGTTGTACTGCTGCAGGACCGGGAGGTACGGGTCAAGGACCGACTTCATGGAATTGCCGAAGTCGGCGGCTTCCTTATACGACGCGATGCCTTTGAAAATATCTTCCTCGCGTTTGAGAACCTCAGCCTGGACTACCGGGGGAAGCGATGCGAATGCCGCTGCGGCTTCTGGTCTCCAAGTGCGGGGTGCGACGGGCGCTGTCCCTGCAGGAGGTGTTTCCGTGCCATCAGTTCCCGTTCCTTCTGCAGCCGAGTCGGTTTCGCCGCTTTCAGGCTTGGCAACATCGCCAGCAGTGCCAGAATCACCCAGATCACCAGTATCGTCCACAACATGACTTTCCCCTTCAATGATTTTGTTGTCATCAACATCAAAGCCTAGGCCGCTGCCGATGTCATTTACCGCTGCGTTCATGTCTAACTCGTCCATCTCGTTCCCCTTGGTTAAATGCGTGTGATTTCTACGTCAAGGCCGTGTGAGAGTTCACAGGCCAGTTGCTCTTGCTTCGCCGGCGGGAGTGTTGCCACGAATTCTGCAGCGCTCTCCGCCAGTTTATCTTCCAGCGAGGTCTCCTCTGCCTTGGCCGCAACCGCTGCCCGCGAGGTTTCCCCAGGTTCAAGCAGTCGGCAGCCGTGGGCAGCGAGATTCGCTTCGTGCTCCTTCCGCCCCTCAATCCGCTTACCTGTGATAGGGCAGTCGTAAGGGGCATAGTCAGGGCGGATGAAGGGGGCGACAACCTGCCTCTCCGCCCTCCCTCCACACTCACAGGATTGTGGCTCATCAAACTGTGCGAGTTTGAGGAACCTGTCGAACTTTTTGGCACATTCAGTGCACTTATAGACATAAACTGGCATGATAATCCCCATGTATTACGGTTTGGTAATTCCGGCGGGTTTCGGCATCATCAACTGCTGCATCTTAGCATCGTGCTGCTTCATTGCAATGATCCCTTTGAGCCGAAGTTCTTCCATCTTGAGCTGGTGCTCTTGCCGCTTCGCCTCCATGTCAAGCCGCATTGTCTCTTGTTTCATCTGCTCGGCTTGCATACCACTCTGCGCCTGTGCTTGCAGGTATTCCGGAGACTTCGTTGGGTCCGGGGGTTCAGTGGGCTTGGGTTGCGGCGGCTGCATGGACTTGATCATGTCCTCAACGTCAGAGCCGAAGCGGTATCGGCGCACGGCTCCGAGAAGCATGGCTTTCGCCGCCTCAAACGGGAGGATTCCTTGCTCAACCGCCGGGGCAACCCCATTAAGGAATTGGGCGATCGCGTTCATCAGCTCGGAGATATCCTTCTTATCCTCTGTAGCCTCAGCGTCAATCGTCGAATTCGTCTCAATGTCGATCCTGTACGAACGCTGGATATCATCCGACAGCAAGGCTTTGAGCTCCTCAACCGTCGGCAGCGAGAGCATTTGCTGCAGCTGTGGCGGGATTTGCGGCTGCTGAGGGGGTGGCGCCAGCATTCCAGGCTGCATCGGTTGCTGCATCGCCATTTGCTGTTGCTGGAGTTGCTGCACCTGCATCTGGGCTTGCTGCTTCTCAGCGGCCAGTGGGTACTGAACTCCTGTCATTGCCTTGAGGGTCTGCGGAGCCAGCTTCGTCGAGGTGATCTCCGCGACAATCCGCAGGCAATCTCTCACATAACGCATGACCTCTTTCTGTGCCCGCTTGAGCCTCAGCGTGCCCCATTGATTCTTGATTTCCTGCGCACCGAGAGTCTCCGAAGCCTGGGTGGACCCCCGCATGATATCAGCGATCCCCGTGATTTCGTAGATAACCTGTTTGACCTGCATGCGCTGGGTGTAGAGTTGCTGGAGGACGGCGATCAGTTTCTCAATCGGCAAGAGGAAGAACGCCTTTTCCAGCGATTGTCCCTGCTGCAGCGCGGCGACGTTTTCCGCAGGAATCATGGTGTTGTCGTCGGCGCTCAGGACCTTATCAATCCCCTCCACCGTGGAATCGTACAGCCCACGGACTTTCAGCGCGACGATCAGTTTGTTGATCCGGATCGTGATGCGGTTGAGTTCTTTGGCCTGTTCCTTATAGAAGGAGTAAAGCGTCAGCGGGGTCATGGAATCGACCCGTTTGAGCAACTGCAACGGTTTTGGCATCGGGAAGAAGCCGGTGAGGTTGAGCTTGTCCGACAAGCGTTTCAGCGGCCCTTCCGGATAGCCCGGCGAGATGAAGAGGATTTCACGCTTTTCCTTGTGCCAGATTTCATACACCTTGCCCAGCGGCACACCTTTGGAATCTTCCTTGCGGCTCCCGAACAAAGGCTTTTCCGAATCCCCAGAGTCTTCCAGCTTGACCAGCTCAACCCTCTCCCCGAAGTCCCCGAAATTGGCGACAAGTTCTTCCCGCGTCATGTCATGTTCGAAGGAAACCCATGGAACGTCCTTCCAGCGCTTCGCAAATCCGTGCAGGAAGCGATCCCAGGCCACACTCTCGCCGCAAACCATCTCACCTTCAAGAGTTTCGACCTCTTCCGGCTCGGGATTCTCCTCGGTAGCTTCCACCTCGGTTTTGGAGAAGGTTGCATCGTACTTGAACCGGGTCACACCACGTCCAGGGACCAATGCCGACAGCACCGCGGACTGAATCTGGTCATCAAACGTCTCAACGCTGTCGAGGTCCGTGTCGATGAAGTACGCAAGCGCGCGCTGGCACAGTTCCCCAGCAGCTTTCGCCAGCGGATCATCGTCCTTGAAGCGCCGCTCCACCACGCTGCGGGGAGGGGAGTTGTAAAGCGCCGGGGCGAGGGTTTCGGTGTTGCTGAAGCAGATATTGAACGGGATGGTTTCCGCTTTCTCCCCTTCATAAACCCCGATGACTTCGTTCGCCTCTTTCCGGTAAGTCTTTTCCCGCTCCCGAGCCTGATCCAGCTCCTTTATCCAATGCTGGACAAGGGTTTCCCCGGCTTTGCTTTCATTCTTTTCCTCAACCTTGTCCATGACAACCCCTTATCGGCTGTAGTAAGTGATATCAAGGGTGGAACCGGGGACCTGGGAAATGAACCGTAGATTCGACAAGGAGGAAAGACAGAAAATAAGAGTTGTGTCTTTCTTCGCCGGCATCCCAGTTCCTGCAGTAGGAATCGTTCCACAAGCGCACCAACGAACATCTTGGGCCCCAACTGCAACCTCCAAGTATTCCGTTCCTGGAGGAATCGTCGGGATGAAGACAGCATCAACGGTACCAGCAACAGCTTGTTGATATCCGATAGCTTTTGCAGCAATTCCATTAAGAGGGGGCAGAGGCATGGTAAATCTCCTAAGTTATTCCGCCGCAGCAACACGCTTCTGGCGGTTTCGTTCGATCAGTTCGTTGATTGTTAGTTCGTTCGGGAGTTTGGGCAAGCCGGAGCCTGCGGGAAGGGGTTTGTGGGGAATCCAAGGGCGGGACATTACAGCGTACCGCGTTTCATCGTAAGCATGGTCTTCGGACTCGGTGTCGACGTCTTCGGGATCGGTTTCATCGTGCTGGAGGACTGGTAGGGTACGAATCGTGTCTTCACAGCAGTCGGCGATATACAGCATCGGGACTCCGTCGTAGCCGACAAGGCGCTGGCGGAGTTGCTCTGCCCCGGCTTTGCGCTTGTTGTCAGCCCGGCGCCACGTGCAGCGGTGAATTGCCATCGTTTCCCCGATCGAAGGGCCCCCATCCCGTGTGAAGATCGCTGGGTCCGCGACGCCATACCGCACACGCATTCCCTTTTCCCTTTCAACAATCCCCTTTGCCACAAGATCCGCGGTCATCTTCAACCCCTTGTTCGGGCCCTGTGCCCCATACCATTCCTGAAACTTGACCAGAGCTCCTTTCGGAAGCACTCGATCTTCATAACCAAGGTCCTGATCAAGCAATGCATACCAGCCCACACTAAAAGGCTTAGCACTGCCCCAGTCAAAAGCACGAAAGCGGAGTAGCTGTGGCACCAGCTTAGGAATAATGATTTGTGAATCAAGAACATGAATACGCTCATCCCATTCATCGAAGAAGGCTCCGTCAACAATGTCCCAATTCCCCTCGAGCCAGGCTTTGACAAGTGCTGCACTACCAGATTGCCGCAATCGCAGGATGTACGTGGGGTCGTTCCGCATCAGGAGCTGGTTGTCCCCGATCTTCGAGGGGATGAAGACGCGCGACAGGGAGACGATTTGCTTAACCCCGTCCAGCTCAATCTCCATGTCCTCAGTGATGATCTTGAACCCACGCTTATCCGGGTCGATGTACCTTTTCTTTACCCAATTATGTCCCGGACCACCAGGGTTCCCAGTGAGACGCATCCCAACAGGCACACCAGAGCCCGAACGCAATGTTGCCCTAAGCTTGTCAATAGGACCTGCCGAGGGAAAGTTTGTAAGCTCCTCGATGTAGATTCGAGTGTATGAGTGCCCCTGGTATTCCTCTGCATCGGAGTCCCTTTCAAGGTAGGCGAATTTCAGGCGCGCGCCGTTGGCCATCTGCCATTCTTTTTTCTGTTCATTGTACTTTCCCCCGAGCTTGGGGAAGATTTGCTTCGTCCGGGCGATGACCTCGGCGAGCTGGACCAGTTTTCGGCGAAAGAAGATCCCGATCGCGCCTTCGCCGTACTCGTTCGAGTGCTGGAGCCACTCCCCTATCGAAGCCTCAGTCTTCCCACCGCCCCGCGCCCCGCCATAGAACACTTCGAACACGGGGCATTGCAAAAGGGCGGTCTGTGGCCCGGGCTGAGGTTGCCAGATTATTGTCTGGCCATTGACTTCCTCAAGCACAGACCAGCTCCCCTTCGATCGCTGGGGGTTGCGGAGGGGTGTTCTGGCTCCCCCGCCCAGCCGGTCCCCCATTTGCATGCGCCGCTGCCCACTCCGCGGCATCAATCACCTTCGCGGGCATGGCAACCACGAAGTTTTGTTGCACGTTGAGGTTCTGCTGCCGGGCACCGTAGCCGAGAGCCTTTGTCGTGGTTTCGAGCGCCTTCATTGCCAGATCCGGGCTGTTCGTCAGCGTGAGCTTGTCAAGCACCACATCAAGTGACTTCGAGGCCAAGGCCTTGAGCTTCTCCTCAATGCTCATCACCAGCGTCGGATCAACAATATCCTCTTTCCGTGCGGCCAGCCGGGCTTGGAATGCGTCTGAGTTCATGATCCGCGAGACCCAAGGCGCGGTGTAGCCGAAGGC